AAAGGAGAATGCAGAACCTGCTGTATCTTGAGTGGCAGAAATAGTACCCGGTGCATAGATACCAGAGGTGATAGTACCGGCAGATACAGTGCCTGCTGTGGTTCCGTCTGTAGTATCAATATTTGAACCCGAGATACTAAATGAGGAACCAATTCTTGTTGCAACTGATCTTGCGGCATCGACAGTCAGTTGTACACTAGAAGAGTGTGAGGAAACAATACCACCCGCATTTGCAGCAGATGTAGTCATCAGAATCATACCAAGAGCAATAAATGCTTTTTTCATGAGTTTGAAGAGGATGTAAAATTATTTAGTTATATAAAAATTGTCTAAATAATCCGAATCATGTAATTAAAATTTTATTACTATCATGACTGAACAACAACAACATCTTGCAAATCTTCTGGAACAAAGAGATGCACTGAGGAGTGATCTTGAAAAACTTCAGGAAACGACCGGAAATAGAAGAGAATTATTTTTTAAAGTACAAGGTGCCATCGAATATTTAACACAAATCGGAGTTGATCTTCCAGAACCAGAACCCGAAGCAGAAGTGGCAGAGACGGAAGTGGTAGAAGAACCTGCTCCAAAGAAGAAAAAGGGTTGACTCCCTGACTCGGATACCCTATAATAACTGAGTTGAGAGGCAAACACGATAAGAGGAACGACAGACTGTTCCCGCCTCTCACTTGACTCAGTAGCTCAGCTGGATAGAGCAACTGCCTTCTAAGCAGTCGGCCGTAGGTTCAAATCCTACCTGAGTCGTTGGGAATCGACGGATTTCCATAGGGTATGACTGAACAACGCTTGTGGAGGCACGGCGTAATGTATAGTAGGACAGGGGTGGTGCCCGCTGTGGAAACACAGAAGCTGATACTAAGGCGTCCGAAAGTCTGAGTGACCTAATTACACTACCAGTGTATCCCACTCAGTGGAGGTATAGTAGAATCCTCCTACCCACACACATACTATTTTTGTTAAAATGAAAATTTTTCTGGATACTGCTGATACTGAAGTAATTAAAAAACATTTTGATACCGGATTGATTGATGGTATTACCACCAATCCTACTCTGATTATGAAGAGTGGTAGAAATCCTGATGATGTATATCAAGAACTGAAAGATCTTGGAGTCAATGACCTTAGTATGGAAGTTGTTGGTACTGCCGATGAGATGATTAATGAAGGACTCAGACTTCGGGAAAAATTTGGTTTCTGCACAACTGTGAAAGTTCCAATGACCGAAGATGGTCTTGCTGCTTGTCGAGAACTATCATATCAAAATATTCGAGTTAATGTAACTCTGATCTTCTCTGCCGCACAGGCAGTTCTTGCTGCTCGTGCCGGTGCATATTATGTCTCTCCTTTTGTTGGACGACTTGATGATCAATCTGTTGCAGGACTTGAGGTAGTTCGTTCTATTTCTGAACTATATCGTATTCATGGATGTCCGACTCAGGTTCTTTCTGCCTCTATTCGTAATGTTCAGAGAGCAGTGAGGTCATGGTATAATGGAGCACAAGTGGTAACTATGCCACCCAAAGTGTTTGAAGATATGTACAATCATATTCTTACAGATAAAGGATTGGAAATTTTTGACAAAGACTGGCAATCTGTTGTACAATAGGCATCTGCCTTTTTTGCGAGTGTGGTGTAGCGGTAACATCCCATCCTTCCAAGTTGGTGTCACGAGTTCGATCCTCGTCACTCGCTTTCGGATTTCCGAATAATCCGAATTTATACCTAGTATAAATACTATACCTTTTGTATTGTCGTAATAAAAGGTAACAAACGGGACATGTCGAGTCCCTATTCATCTGTGGGTAATCATTCCACAAGTAAAAATTAAGAGGTACAAACAATGATCAAATCTGTATTCGCAGCTACTGCTGCTCTGTCTATGTCCGCAGGAGCTGCCTTTGCGGGGCCATACGTCAATGTAGAATCCAATGCAGGATGGACGGGAGACAATTACACCGGAGCAACGACAGACGTCCACGTAGGCTATGAGGGAAGTATTGGTGCTGCTGGGTATTATGTCCAGGCGGGTCCAGCGATCGTCGCTGTGGACGGTGCTGATACCGAAACTGAATTTTCTGGTAAGGCAGGTTTGGGTGTTCCCGTGACTGATGCTCTCGGAATTTATGGTGAGCTTTCCTTCTTGACTGCCGAAGATGATGATGACTTCGGTCTGGGTGGTAAATTGGGTGTGAAGTATAACTTCTGATATCACTTTACATAACTTTTTTAGGACTCACTGATAAAGTGAGTCTTTTTTTATGCCTTGTTTTAGAATGGGTTAAATTAAGATTAACCCTCTCTATATACCTCGGTTTGCCTTAAATCAATTTAACTTGATTTTAAAGACAAGATTTGAAAATGTTGTTATAATATCTGGGTAAATCAAAAACAATTAACAAAGAGGTATACAAATGAAACAAGCACTCGCTCTCTCTGCATTAGCACTCCTGGGGGTTGCTACAGCAGCACCTGCTTTTGCTGGTCCTTATGTCGGAGGCAAAGCTGTACTGAAGGGAACTGATGAAGATCTCGATAAGTCTGCTCTCGAAATGCGTGTAGGATATGAGACTAAGGTTGGTAACCTGAAGCC